TACGACTGGCCTATGGATGACAGAACCTTTGAGAAATATATCATAAAGAAATATGGATCACTTGCTTGGGCAAAGACTAATTACCACCATTACGAAAAAGTAATAACCAGAGAAAATCCATTTGCACAGACGGTCACGACAACTCGATTTGAAGTTAACGAAAAAATTCTAACTGATGGAATAATAACGATTATTGATGCTGAAACTGATTATGGTGTAGGTGAGATTGTTTATGTTGGACCATCTAATGAATCAAATACCTTTTCGGGTCAGGTATTGGCATGGAATAATGCAAACGGTCAAATTGTTTTGGCCAATACAAATGGTCAGGCTAAACAGGCACAATATCTTATTGGTACGTCTTCAGCAGCGAACGGCACAATTCTCAAGGTTGATTTACCAACAGAACCAATGGATGCATATAATACACTAACAGATACAACAGATTTCTCAACATACACTGTTGCAGGCAGAACTGTATTTGAAACGATTTCCAGAGATAAAATATCATACTTTGATTATGAATCTCAGATAAATGAAGACAAGAGACTAATTAAAATTATCCAACCTCAGTATTATCGACAAATACTAAATGAGCTAAACAATTTAACAGGCAGTCGCGTCTATTTTAGAAGACCTTCATAATGGAATATTCATTCGCTAAACATCCAGTGTCGATCATAGTTGACTTTCAAAATGCTCAGGCAAGCAGGGAATTGTTTTTTGACTTGAGCATTAAGGAAGTCAATTTATCTGAAAGTCTGTTGACTCCAGGTTTGCAAACATCTGTAACATTACAGAGCTACTTTCATAATCCCTTAATTAAAAATCTGGACAAGTTTAAGTCTGCTGTTGCTGATATTACCATTCAACGCCCCATTCTCTTGGACTTTAATTATCCAGACACTCTAGAAATATCGTCACGAATATACAGATTGTCAGACAGAAAGCTTATCAATAACAACATTGAAGAATTTACACTACACGGATGTGATGACAGTTTGCTTGATGATGCTCGTAATCTTGTGTCAAAATCATGGAAATGTGTCAGTCCATCTGCTATTGTAAATGAAGTTTTAGATAGTTGTGTTGGCGCAAAGACAAAAGATGTTGAGTTTTCTGGTAATGGCAGAGATTATATTGCTGAGAATATTCATCCATTTCAGGTAATTAATCAACAGGCAGATGTTGCTCTTGCTGATAGTACCGATCCGTCGTTCATACACTATATGACATATGAGAATTTTTCTCTGGGAGATCCTCGAGGCAAGCATAATTTCAGATCATTAAAAACACTAACACAAGAAAATAATGTTGCTAGATTTTTCTTTACAGAAACAGCAGCATCGACAGGGTTTGGTTTTCCTGAGTCGATATTGACATATTCTTTCCCTTGCGATTTTGATTATCTCTCAGATATTCTAAACGGTGTTAATTCAGACGGATCACTTATGGCATCTTTAACGGTAATTAATCCTATGTTAAAGATGATAAGTTTGCTGGGCAATAAGACAACAGGATGCGGTGTTGGTCGAGGTCAATTTATGGCATCATTAACAAACTTCAATTCTGCTAAAGATCAGGATTCATGTAATACAGATGTAGAAAAACACTTGCTATTGCGTCAGGCAAGAATGAGTTTGCTAGAAGAAGATAAGATTGCATTAAGATTGACTGTACCATGGAATCCAATATTACATGCAGGAAAAATGATTGAAGTAAATATGGTTCATAAAGCATCAGGCGAATTTGATAACTATGGTACTGGTCTGTATTTAATACATAGTTTAACACACAACATAAAGTCTGGTGGTTATGGCACAACTACAATGGATTGTGTTTCTAAGAGTGTCGGTGGAGGTATTGTTTAATGGTTGCTTATCCTAATGAAGGTAAGATTGTCTACGGTATAGTTGTTGGTGGTAATGAAAGTGATCCTGATCCAACACAGTCTGGTGGCGCAAGAATATATTTGCCGACTGAGTACGGTAAAGACGTTGACTTTAAGCACTTGCCTTTTGCCAGAAATCTTTCTCAAGGCACACAAACGGGCATCACATCATTTAATCCACCGCCAGAGCATGGCGCCGCTGTTATGTGTATGAAGATGCCTGGACATGCTGGCACAGGACATTTAACTGTTCTTGGCGCCGTTCCTAATGATATCAATAAAGATTCCACAATACCAGGAAATAGCAGCGAACCATTTAGTGGAATTTTACGTAAAGTTTTTGAAACAAAAACAAAAATTCGTATTCCGCCTAATATTGGTTCCGGTGCTGCTGGTTCAAAGCCACCAAAAGAAAAGGGCGATTATCATTCACACGATTTGGTAAAATTTTTGCCGTCAACAGGTACTCTATGGCCTATGAACGGGCTAAAGATTCCTCAAGTAACAAATATTTCTACGGCAACACAAGCATTTTCTAGTATTCTTACTGGCGACTTGCTAAGTAAATTGCCAGGTATGAATATGACGCTCGGCTCTCTTTTAAATAATATGCCTGCCGCATTGAAAGACGAGCTATTCAAGAATATTCCACCAGAAATTGGCGGTGCTATAAATTCTATGTCTAATCTTATGCAGTCCATGGAAATAAACGAAGGTGGTGGTTTTAATACTGCAACAAAGATTAATCCGGATGTGTTTTTTCAAAATGCAGCAAATGTACTAGCAGATGCGCGAACAATATATGATATGGTTGGTGCATTCCAGCAATTGCAATATGACACATCATTGTTTGGTCTAGAGAGCTTACCACCAGTATCATTTACAATGACCGGTGGTCCATTCGGTGACATTCCCATGCAGATCGACGCTCTCGGCAATATTACCAGTCTTGTGCCAGAGGGTGTTCAAAAACTAGCAGATGCTTTTTCATCACTCATGTCTAACGGCGCTCAGTTCCCTGGTGTATTTCCTGGTGCTAATATGTTTGGCGGATCAGCGGGCGTGATGAATGAAATGTTTAATAGATTACCAACAGGCGAGTTGACAAAGGCTGTAACACAGATGCAAAAGAATGTTGCTCCAGGAACAAAACAAAGAGACAACCTAACAAAAGTTCTGGAAACTGGCATGAAGGGCGCAAAGTTTTCTTTAAATTTTGTAAAGAGTTTATGATAAAGGTATAAATTATGGTAGAAACAAGCGGAACATTTGCATATAAAGAAAATCAAGAAAAGACACCTAAGTCTTGGAAAGGTCCGCCAGACGCCAGAGGCATTAAGGGTGCTGGTACATATCCAAATTACCACTCTCAGAAGACACGTTCTGGTCACACATTTACAATGGACGATAGTGAAGGTGCTGAGAGCATTACATTGCAGCATCGTTCCGGTTCAATGGTACAGTTTTTACCAGACGGGGCTATTCAGTTTGTTTCACATAATGGACAATATACATTTGTTTTCGGTGAAAACAGAGTACAGATCACAGGCGCATATGATGTTACTGTCAAGGGTGATTGTTCTTTGAGTGTTGACGGCGATTATAATATGACTGTGCAAGGTAATCATAATACCGTAGTAAATGGTGATATGAATATTACAGCAAAGAATATGAATTCTGTCATTCGAGGTAATATAGACACTTCAGCAAAGAATATGTCAACTAAAATTGAAGGCTCTACGTCTATAGAAACGGAAGGACTAACAACGATTTCATCTGATGGAGGTGTTGCGATTGCTTCTTCTGGCGCACCAGCAACAATAATTTCAAAAGGTGATCTCGGCATTGCGACTACAGGAAAGCTTATGCTTCATGCTGGCGGTGCAGCACATATCAAAACTGATACAAATATGTTTATGTCTTCTGGCGGTACATTCCAAATGAAAGGTTTCGGTCAGATGGCTCTAGATGGCGGCAGTGAAATTCATCTTAATTCTGGTATTGCTGGTGAAGCTGATAGCATGGAAATTAACATGCCGGTTCCTACTAATCCAAATCCAGTAGCTGGCGGCCCAAGATAAGGTAGCATAAATACTCACATGGTAAACATTATCTCAAGAAAAAACGATTATTCAGACCTGGATCTTGATTTCATGCCACATCCTACGACAAAGGATGTCATGAAAAAGACAGGTATTGAAGCAATTAAAAGATCAGTTCGCAATCTTCTTTTGACCAATTTTTACGACAGACCTTTTCAATCTCAGATTGGATCGAACGCATTAAAACTTTTGTTTGACAATGCATCTCCAATCACGGCAAACTTTCTAACAAATGCCATTCGTGAGACATTAAATAACTTTGAACCAAGAATTAGAATAGATCGTTTAGAAGTCAATTTTGATTTTGACAATAATGGATATAATGTAAGACTATTCTTTGTGGTATTAAACAGAAACGAACCAGCAGCTATAACTTTATTTCTAGAGCGCATTAGATGAGTACATCAAACACTTCACTAAGAATTGCAGAACTTGATTTCGATTCAATCAAGAATAATCTAAAGAACTATCTTCGCAGTCAGTCTGAATTCCAAGACTTTGACTTTGAAGGTTCTGGTATGTCAGTTCTTATTGACTTGCTGGCCTACAATACTCACTATATGGGTTATTATCTCAATATGGTTGGTAACGAGTCCTTCATGGATACAGCACAGCTTAGAGAGTCCATGGTGTCTATCGCAAAGCTTATGAACTATGTTCCAAAGAGCAGCCGCGGCGCAGAAACAAAAATCAATGTAACAATTACACCTGCACCTGGTTCAGAAGACACAACTGCACAAGCAGTTACGCTAGACAAATTTACTAGACTTTTAGGTGCTGATGTTAATGGCATCAACTATCCATTTGTTACTCTTTATTCAAACACAGTATCAAAAACGAGCGGCACGTTTAACTTTGCAAATGTCGTTATTAGACAAGGTGAAGTCGTTACTCGCCAATATGAAATGGATGCTCAGAATACCCGCCGCAGATTTAAGATTCCATCTGCAAATGTAGATACCTCAACATTGCTTGTTTCGGTACAAGAATCAAGAACAAATACTTACATTACAGTCTATAATCAATATGATGACATCACATTAGTGCAGGGCAATACTGCCGCATATTTCATTGAAGAAGATACAGATTCTAATTATATCGTACAGTTTGGTGACAATATTATTGGTAAAACACCAAAGATTGGTTCTATCATCAATCTAACTTATCTTGATAACGTAGGTTCTGTGGCCAATGCAATCAATGCGTTCTCATTTGTCGATAGAATTGGTGGTAAATACAGCAGTAACGTAATCGTTCAGTCTGCTACACCCTCTTATGGCGCAGAAGATAAAGAAACGATTGAACAGATTCGATTCCGTGCACCATATCACTACACAGTTCAGAACCGCGCTGTGACCAAGAATGACTATGAAACCATAATTACCAGAGACTTTCCATTTATTGATGCAGTCTCTTGTTGGGGTGGCGAAGATAATGATCCAGTTGTTTATGGTAAAATTTATCTATCTCTAAAGCCAAGAACAAACTTCGTTCTTACCACACTACAAAAGGAACAAATCAAAGAGAATTTGATTCGTTCTAGAAATGTCATGACAATTATTCCAGAAATTGTTGATCCTGACTTTGAATACGTTACGATGAGTGGCCGCGTTACATATAATCCAAGCAAAACTTCGCGTACAGCCGATGAAATATTAACATTGATTAAAGCTGCCATCTCGGATTATAATGATGCCGAACTTAAGCGTTTTGATTCTACTTTCCGTAAGTCAAAGCTTCAGAATTACATTGAAAATGCAGAGCGTTCTATCACAGGTTCAGATATTCAGGTATACCTACAAAAGCGTCAGATATTGAACCTAGGCCGCACAGAAAACGTAAGAGTAAACTTCAATCTACCATTACGCAAAGGTGATTATATTTCAAAGTTATATACATTCCCAGAAGCTAATGTTTTTGATCTGTCCAATACATTAAGAAAGATATTCGTTGAAGAAGTGCCAGAGTCATTTACTGGCGTTGAAGAAATTCTTGTAGAAAATCCTGGTATAAACTATACTTCTCCTCCAATCATAAACATCAGAGGTGATGGTATCGGCGCTTCTGCTTTTGCAACACTTGTTAATGGTAAAATCTCGAGGATTACTGTCACAAATAAAGGTTCTAACTATACTCGCGCAAACATCAGCATTGATGGCGGCGGTGGTTCAGAAGCGGCTGCAACGGCAGTTCTAGAGGCTAGAACAGGCACTCTCAGAACATTTTACTTTGAAAATAACGGTGAAAAGATTGTTGTTAATCCAACAGCAGGAACTATTGATTACAACACAGGT